TTACTTCCCAATCTTCAGGAGTAATAACATTCTTCAGGAGTAATTGGGTCTTCAACATGTCATTAAACATATTGGAGAATCTCTTTCTTAAACGACCAACAAACTTAGTAAATTTAAGTTCATCTCTTAATATCTCTGAGGATCTTCCCAGATTAAATCCTCCTTCTCCGTCCATTCTTGATGGGGGTACATTGAGCGACCTATATAATTTCTTTTTGAAGTACTCAATATCCGTGATCTCCCCCAAGTTTTGACCTCCTGGAAGAGTAGAAATTTCAGTACCACGCCCTCCTTCTCTCCGAGGGAGCCAGAAATCCTCCAGCATTGCCATGTACTTTTTGTCATCACGGATCTCTCCTGTTTGAGCGTCGTATACAAGTTTGTTACGATATCTCATCATCACATCTCGGAGATATTGCTCAGCTTTTACTTTAGGTAGATTGCCGACATCTATATAAAAAATTCTTCGTTCTGGTGCCCTCGATAGTCTGTATATTACTAAAGAATCCTCAATCATTCTAAGTTGATTGAGTGATTTAATTGCTTTGTGTAAATATGAAAGACAATTTCCTTTATTCCTATCTACTAATCCAGAAGTGCAATAAGTAATCGAATCCTTGGTCATTTTAATACCAGTATTCGATCCTAAATCTTTAACATTACCTGTAGGATATGTTAATTTTGGATTATAAATGTAGTATTCCTCTATTTCTGGCCATTCATAATCCATTGGATTATCATTGACTAGAGGATTTCTATTCTTAAACTTATCATTATTCTGCTTCTTATTCTGACGCACATATCTCATCTTCATTGCATCAATATATCGTATCTCTTGGATACCCTCTTCAGGTTTCTTTAAATCAATTACTTTATGATAATAAATTCTTCCATCAACATACCAGTTTCTATAAATCTCATGTGCTTTTTTATCAAAATCTAAAAGATCCTTTATAAATTTAAACTCACCTCTAATTTTATTTTTAATACCATCACTAGCATTTAAATTATCCAGGTCAATTTGAACTGGACTATCATTAAGATCAGATACAATTGCCTCATTTACAATATCTTCAATAGCACTATCCACTTCTGGATGTAGTGCCATCTCACGATATCTTTTCAATAAATCAAATTCAGTCCGATAGATTCCTTCCAAGTCAACATATGACCCAAAAAAACCACTACTCATAGACCAGTCAACCCCGTCCTCGTTATTTTCGGGGACAGGGGAAACGGTCGTCGGAGATAGTGGTTCAGTGTCCTCTATTGAGAACCCAAATAACTTAGCCATGATTAAAGGAAACTTCTTCTTCTCTTCTATTTATAAGGGGTTTAGAACCCCTTAATTATGGTGTTATTCTTTCAAAGGAATTCACTTGGAATTCTACAGTAAACTCTTCAATCTGATCACTATTGTCATAAGATAAATCAATAGCAGATATATTCGTTGGGAAAATATCTTGGAATTTGTATGCTGCTAATGTTGCAACATTTCCAGCATTAGAACCATAAGTAGCACCATTACTACCACTGGTCTTGGATTCTGCCTTTTCACCCTTGCCTAACTGATAAACAGTAGCATTACTCATGTAAGATTCTGGATTTGTAGCACCTAAGTTATTTTCTAACCTAGAAATAAGTTGCATCCACTGCTCAAATCCTTGTCTGTATTGGAAATTTTCATCATTGATAATGGTAACTGACCATGTATCAATAGTTCTGTCTCCAGCAACTTTAAAGATTCTTCCTCTGAAAGGAACATCAATATTTGCTATGTTTGAGGCAGGTAATGATGCTGCCTTACACATAAACTTGAAATCATTTCTATTCCAAGACGGAAAGTTAGGAACTTTAGTCAGTTCAACTTCAAATAAATTCGGTCTTGCACCACCTCCAGATAATTTACTCCTGAAATCAGAGATGGAATGGTTCGATCTTGGCATTGTTGGTATCCTCCTGTTGGTATTTAGATATTAGAATTAAACTCGACCTGCTACTTCCTCGAAACTAACACCAGTACGGGTAGCAACGAAAGTAAGAGTAACATAGTTGATGGACTTCGCAGGCTTCAGGAAGATGTCTGCTCGGAATTCATTATTATCAATAACATCAGGTGTGTTGTTTGTGGTGTCACAAATAACAAGGAATCCATAGAGTCCTCTCTTTGCCTGAATGTCACGAAGATATGGTTCAACAATATTCTTGAAGTTAGCTCTTGTTAACTCGTCATTAAGTTCAAAGAGTTGTGCTTCTGCTGCACTTTGTAGTGCTTGCTCAATTGTTAGGAATAGTCTTCTAACATTAATTCTATCAAAGGCAGATGCATATCCAAGAGCAGTCTTATCACCGAATAGAAGTGTTCCAACTCCAGGTTGTGTGATAACTGAATTAACTCTTAATGGATATAGAAGATCTCTTTGTGCCTTATTAGGATTATATGCAAGTTTAATTGCATTGTTAAGAACACCACGCTGTTGTCCTGCTGGTGAGAACCAAGGGAATGAGTTGAGTGATGTACGAGCCATCAAACCTGCTACATCAGCATTGGTTGGTATCCAACGGAACTTGTTATTAAATCTATCGTAAGTATACTTATAACCACTATCAAGTGTTGCATAAGATGAAGACTGTAGTGAACTAAAGTAGTTGGTTAGATTTGTTGTCTGAGTATTACTATTAGAAACTCCAACAACATTTGCTCTATGTGGTCCAACAGTTGCCATACAATCTTTTCTCTCATTAGCAAGAGAAATTAGATAGTTTGCTTTTGCTTGTGAATCTCCTTCATTATCAAATCCTGGACCCATAATTAGGTAATCAACTTCTACTTCATCCTTATTCGAGAATAGTCCGTAAGTAGTAATTATATCACCAAGTTCTGGTTTCATACCCTTAGCATCAGAGTAATCAACACCACCTGTTAAGGAATATGTAATATTTCCAACTGAAGCAAAATTAACTCCTTGAGCATTTTGTCCCCAGATACCGTCTCCAGCACTAACTTGTTGCCATCCACCTAAAGCAGTGAATCCACCAGCAGCAGGAGCTGTACCCCATTGCTCATCAATACCGCTACCAGGATTACCTCCAGCGTAGACATTCTCAGAATAAAGTGATAAGAAATCTTCGTACCAGATCTTCTGAGGTGAATTAACATCAGATATAGCATCTAATGCTTTAGAGAGGTTTGTATGCTTCTCAAGTATTTGACCTGTAATTCCTGTTACTTCTCCTAAATCGTCAACAACTACTACATGAGTACCATCATTCTTACCATTCCTATCAAGTGAATACTTGTTAGTTGTTGGTCTTGGAGCAATAGACTTCCAATAAACTGTTGCGTTTGTTAACCCAAGAGTTTGTGCATCATACCAGTCAGCAGTAGCAGTTACTGCAGTTGCACCAGTACCTACAAGAGCACCAGTTACTTTATGGAATAAAACATCGCCAGTAGTAAATGAAGCATATGGAGCACCTTCTGCATAATCGATTGCTACAGCAGTTCCAGCAGCATCAACTCTTTCTACAACTTTAACTTGAACTTCACTTGAACCTGCAGTAGTACTTGTAGTAACACCAGTAATAATACCCTTTATGTAACCACTGAATGTAGATGTTGTTCCTGTTCCAGGAAGTACTAAATCAGTAACTGCTTGTGTTATACCGTATCCAACAGTAGCACCAAGACCTGCTAAATTAACACTAGCAAAGTTAAGTGTCTGGTCTGCTAAATTATCAATTGTACAAACCTTAAGACTGTTTGCCCAAGTACCAGGAGTCTTTGCAGAGAATACAAAGTTTTCTGATTCTGTATAATTGTTTAAATAATCATCATAATTTTTAATTTTAAGGTTAGCAGATGCAGCACCTACGCCAGCATTAGCATTCTTAAGTGTAGAACCATCTGTTCTACCTACTTTTAGAACTCCTCCATAAGAAAGATAAGATGCAGCACTCATCCAATACGCATACTGTGCATCTGTAGAAATGGGCTTACCAAATGCATTGATAAGTTCCTGTTCAGTAGTGATATTCACCAAATCGTCAACTGGACCAAGCGGGAATGGACCCGCAATACCTCCTATGTTGTCTAATACATTATCAGCTCTTCCTACTGTTAAATCAACCTCCCTAGTCAGTACACCAGGAGATAATTGAGGAGTCGCCATGTTTTCTGTCTCCGAATTTCTCAGTTTAACTAAAAATTATTTATTAAAAAGTTTATTTTCGAGGGGTCAAAAATGCATGACTCGTTCGTGAACACCTTACATATAGTCCCACATATAGTTCATTCCACCACCTTTGTCTCCATATTCGTCAGTAAACCATCTATCTCCTTCATTATCTACAAAAGATTCCTCTCCTGTTATACCATCACTTAAGAAACCAAATGGTGCCATATCTTGTTCAATTTGATTCTTTTGCTCTTCATATAATCTCTTTCGTACATCTTGATCAGTAAGCTCTTTAAAATAATCTTGTGCTACTAACCATGCATAGATGACTAAACACATAGCAAGGTCATCATTACATCCCTCTTCTGCCTCAAATGAATTACTTTTCTGAATGAATGTAGTTAATTCACTCATAATATCATAGTCAGTAAAGAGAAGTTTATTTTCTTCTATTAATGTTTTTAAGTTAAGAGAACCTACCTTCTTAACTGTCTTAGACATCTTAACTCCAAGTTGTGTCTTTTTACCAGAGAATCCTTGACCAACAACTTGTCCTGCTCTTCCTCTCATAGAAGTCATAAGGAGATTTGTATACTCCATATCAAAATTTAATATAGATGCTACCTGATCTCCCACATCATTTACTTCACATAAAACAAATGCATCATTATATCGTGTACCTACCTGCTCAATAATAGATGGAAAAAGCATAGGTTTAATTTCATTATTTCTATACTTTGCTACTACACAATGAGGAAACTCAGTTATATCAATTACTACAAAAGCAGAATAATCTTTAGATACTCCTCTTGCCACATCAACTGTTATTACATAATCATGTGCTTTTTGAGGTTCTACATATACATCTAATCCAGCATTAGTTGTTGATGGTTCTTCATATATTAATGCTCTTAATTTACTTGGTGCAATAAGGGTATCAACAGAACCTAAAAACTCACACTCAAACTCAATTTTAAACTGTTGTTCAGATGTGTTTGCAATCGTTTGTCTTTTCCATTCAGAATCCCTACCTGGAACTTCTGACCAATGGACATCAGTTGGTACATACTCATTATTACCCTTTTCTGCATCGTGCCAATATCTGTAAAAATGATTCATCCCGTGAGGGGTAGAAACCATTATTACTTTCGTACTTTTACCAGAAGTAATAGTAGGATAAACACTAGCAAAGAAAGACTCAGCGATGTGATTGGGAACAAAAGCAAACTCATCCAAGAAGAGGATGTTGAAAGACATACCCCGAACAGCACTAGCACTAGTGGAAGCTGCCAAGATTTTACTACCATTTTCTAACTCCAATGAACCTTTGTTCCATGATATGATTCCTTGCTGCATCCATTTGGGCAAGTTCTCATAAGCAGTTTGTAATCTACCTAATAAATCTCTAGCAGTTGCTGCTTTGTTAGCAAGAATACCAATATTTACATTATCATTAAACACAGCATAATGTAATAAGTATGATACCGAAGTCGTAGACTTACCAGTCTGACGAGGCATCTTACATATATTGAATCTATTATCGTGGAAATTTTGTATTAATCTTTCTTGGAAATCATAAGGTTCAAATGGAACTAATCCCTCATCAAGACTAACAATCTTTACATGTTGTTTTGCAAAATATACTGGATCATTCTTACATGCCATGAACTCAAGAATTTGTTCTTTTGTAAACTCTTGCTGAACATTAGCTTT